AGTGTCATTAGCTGATAACGCCACACGCGATCTTATGACCGACGCCCATAGCAACTTCGCCAACGCGGACTAAGGTAGCCTCTGCATCGTAAGCACCGTCAGCATCAAGGCAGACATTTACAGAACGCTCATGCGTCTTGTTAGTTTCAGTACAAGTGAAGCGCACTTGAATGTCTGTGCAGGGCGATTCCTCGGTTATCGTCTCGCCCTCGTTTTCCATATCAAGCATTTCGGTTGTGCGAGTGCCTGTGAATTCTTCTAATAATTCGTATGTAATAGACATTATTTATTCTCCAATTGAGTTTTGAGGTCATCGACCTCGGCTTTTAGTTCTTTTATGGACTCGATAAGAAGACCTATCATGTTTCCGTAAGCTACGTTCTTTATTCCAATGTTGTCTTCAGATACAGCCTCTGGAAGAACTGTTTCAACTTCTTGCGCGATAACACCAGTGTGCAGCTTCTCTAGGTCTTCAGCGTCGTTTCGTGTAAACGTAACGCCCCGAATCTGCTGAACTTTACTTAGTGCGTCTGGGATGACCTTAATATTTTCTTTAAGCCGAATATCCGAGTAGGCAGTGACGTTTCCTGCCATTGTTAGATTGCCTGACATATCCATTGTGAGGCGATTTGCTGATGCCGACCACCCGCCAATACGGAATATGTTATCTGAATCAAGCCCCATATTAATGGCGTAAACACCAGCTCTGTGGAACGACATAATCGCGCCAGTGCCTCCGGTGGAATACGCCTGAAGCGCGGGGCTGTTGCTTGTTGTGTTTCTGTTTGATTGAAAATACTTTTGACCAGTAATTATCGGATTGCCAGTAAGTTGCACCATTGAAGAGGCTTGAACCCCATCGACAGTATCAGCATCTAAACCAGAACCGGAGCCGTCGTTGTTGGTGTGCCAGTATTTCTTCCAACCTGTAGCGTAGTTGTTCTGAATAGTTTGCGTATACAGATCTCCTGGACCAGTGCCGGTCATCCTTATGGCAATTGTGCTAGAGTAATAGGAGTAGGGGTCACCGTGACCCAACCGAATGCTGTTATGCCAATCCGCGCTTGGAGCCAATTTTGTATCAGTTTGACCGGACGCTTGCTGATACTCTAAGACGGAATCGGGAGCAGCGGTGGTTGAGAATGCACTGCCTGAAACATAGTTAGATTGCGCTATTGTGGTAGTTGACGCAGGCATATAGTAGGAACCATGCTGACCATCCAACAGATCAGCGTCTAAGCCAGAACCCGAGCCGTCGTTGAGGTTATCCCACATGAATCTATGAGCTTGCCACGTTCCGTTATTTTTGCCCCTTGTAGAGAGTTTTCCTGTCCGAAAGTCTACAAATAACTGCCCTACCCAAGAACTGTTGTACGCGGCAGAAAACCCTGCGCCATCGGAGTACCCGGCAGCAGAGGAGCCAGTCACATAGCCGACCATATTTGTGGTGACACTGTCTATTGCAATTGGGTTGCTAATATTGCGAGAGATAAACGCAGAGCCTGTGAACTGTGATTGGTTGTAATAGCTACCTTGCTGACCATCAAGCAGATCAGCATCCAGACCAGAGCCTGACCCGTCGTTGCCTGCGTGCCACGCTAAATTGTTCCCATTAACGTATAGAGGGCCGGTGTATACGTTTGCGTGTCCGTTACCGGAATGAGCGTTGATGTATATCGGTGACCAAGCGTCAAGAGCCGCGCTGTGACCGAAAAGACCTGCATAGCCTTGGTAGTTCCCTAAAAAAGCCGCAACATTTGTCGTTGCGTTGACGTTTACAATTCTTGCGCCCCAATCGGGGCTTGATGCTGCTTGGTCTTTTCGTGCGGTGACATTGCCATCTCCGTAAATACGAAGCATATGATCTGCACCCCAATGTCCTATGCTTACAAAGTTGGAGTTTGATCCTGATCCCACCCAGTAGTAGCCGATACCGCCCGCGTTCTTGGTGCTTCCTGCTTTCCCAAAAAAGTGACCGTGAAACTGGTTTGCCGTCATGTTTGGAGCGTAAGAATTGCTCGCATGGATAAATGCGGAAGCATTACTGCTAGTGATGCTTAAAGGCGGCGCAGTGCTCGATCCGGTCCCACTGGCAGAAAAGCTCCGGCTGGAGTCGATGACGGTTGTGCCGTTGACCTGATATGCGCCAGTCGTGAGATTGAAATCCCCCGCAGAATTAATCATCGCTTTGATAGAACCACCCAAGGCGTGGGTGGTTGCGCTGTGAGTGCTGAAATTAATGCTGGTCGCAGGGTTCAGCTCGTAGGGTCCGCCCCCTATCCAAACTTCATTAGTCCCAGCTGTTGAATGTGAGCCTATAATCATTACGCCAGCGTTGCCTGAGCCATTGCCAGAGCCGGTCGTTTGGTTGTAGTGGGTTCCAGCTACTGTAGCCCACTTGTTTGTTCCGCTGGCGGAGGAGTCCCCGAGCAAGATGTTGCCCTGATTTCTGTTACCGAATACGGGGCTTTTTAGCTGGGCGACGGAGTTGATGACAGTGGTCGTCCCAATGCGTAATCCGCCACTTTTTATATCTACATTCCCGCCACCATTAATTTGGAAGATATCGGTGTAAGCGCTTCCGTCCGTGCTGGTGAAAATCATCTCCGTGTCGGCTTGGGTTGTGCCGCCGTCGAAGATCATATTTATTTCACGACCACCGTTAGACCTGTTCCAGCCGATGTGCAAGCCCAAGCTCCCATCGGTGTCTACACCGCCAACATTCGACGCGATGTTTACATAACCGCCGTTTCCGCTAGTGTTTATAAATTTCGCAGCAGTCGTACCTGCCCCGGTTACAGTAATAGCGCCACTGGAGATGGTTCCCAAGCCCGAGAGATTGGTGTTCAGGTTGAACGTGGTGCCAGATAGCGACAGGTTTGTGCCAGCGGTGTAGGTGGTGTTGGTATCGGTGTTTGTGTCAGTGCTGCCGATCGTGAAGTTCGGGTATGTCCCGCTCACGTTAGTTGCACCAGACCCCGTTAACGACACAGTTTGATCGGGGGCAGCATTAGAGAACGTGGTGCCAGTTAAGGTGATACCAGAGCCAGCGGTGTAGGTGGTGTTAGTATCGGTATTAGTATCAGTGCTGGTGATCGTAAAGTTAGGGTATGTCCCGCTCACGTTAGTTGCACCAGAGCCTGTCAGCGATACAGTCTGGTCAGCCTGAGCGGCGGTGGCGTAGTCGCTTGCAGCCGTTGTGGCTGCGGTGCCCAGACCCAAGTTAGTCCGCGCAGTTGCGGCATTCGCCAGATCTGACAGGTTGTTCACAGTGAGGGCCGAGCCGCTGACATCGGCATACGCAGCCAGCCACTGGCTTCCGTCGTACACCCGCATAACATCGTTAGTGGTGTCGAAATACAACGCACCTGTAATCAGGGCGTTGCCGTCGTTATCGACAGATGGGTCGCTGGCTTTTTGCCCTAAATACCTGTCATCGAAATTATCCAGTGCCGCCAAGGCTGCGTCTTTCGCTGCGCTGGCAGAGCTTGCCGATGCCGCAGAAGATGTCGCGCTGGTAGCTGCGTTGGATGCGCTAGTTGATGCATTTCCAGCCTGCGTGGTCGCCGTGGTGGCGCTGCCAGATGCGGATGTAGCCGATGAGGCGGCAGATGTGGCCGATGAGGCGGCGTTTGATTCCGCAGTTTCAGCAGCAACCTGAGCAGCTTCACTGGCATTTTTCGCCGTCAAAGAACTTGCGGCACTGGCCGCGCTGTTTGTGGCCTGCGTGGTACTTGTGGCGGCGCTTGTGGAGGCGTTGGACTCACTAGTGGCCGCATTGGACTCACTAGTGGCCGCATTGGCGGCGGAGGCTGCTGCCTCACCGGCCTTGGCGGTTGAAGTATTAGAGCTGTTAGAGGCTGACGTGGCCGAGGAGGCCGCAGCGGTTTCACTGGCGCTGGCTGATGACGCAGATGAGGCACTTTGCGAGGCGCTGCTCGCGCTCTGTGCCGCCGATGTCGCTGCCGCGCTTTCGCTGGCTGCGGCATTCGTCTCCGCAGTCTCGGCGTTTGTCTCAGCCGTCTCGGCGTTCGTCTCCGCAGTCTCGGCGTTAGTTTCCGCAGTCTCTGCTGCGGTCTTCGCTGACTCGCTCGCTGCCTGCGCTGCCTCGGCTGCTATCTTCGCGGCCTCGGCGGCGTTCTTGCTCGCCAGCGCGTCAGCCGTGTAGGCGTCGGTGGTGGTCTGGTCGGGGGAGCCTTGGTAAAAGCCGCCAGAGGTGTCGGTCTGGGTTACCGCGTCCTCTTGTATGGTGGACTCGGTTGCGTCTTCAGAACCTACCTGCGTGGCAGGCGGGTTATCCTTAAAAAATCCAGCCATCTTAGTATCCCATCTTGACTTGAGCCGTGGCCCCTGCGTACTCCGCTGATCTGGCGTGCTGAATCAATCGACCCATTGCATTCTGGTATCCGCCTTCCCATCGGCTGCTGTCGCTGCCTAGATAATTAGCGGCTTCAGCTAACGTGCTGTACAGGTACAATTCAGGCGCAGATGCAAAAACCACATTGCTTGTGGCGCTGCTTGTTAAACGCCCTGGGTCATAGTAATAGATCATCCGCAACTCATCAGATGCGCCAACCGTAGGCACCGGAAAGAATCGAAGACGATATGTCTCACGGGCAAAAACCTCTGGACTGCTGCCAGAACGTGAAACGTAATTGTGTAACTGTGTCAGGCTTACACGGCTAAGAGGATCGTAGTTCCACAGGACATCTTTAACTTCTAAAAAGTCCGAAGGCAGCGTGGCGTAGCCGTCACTGCTCAAAGTTAAAAGAATCGTCTTTTCATTAACGGGTGCTCGAAGCTCATGAAAGATACGATTCTCCGCAAGCTCGATAAAATCTGGTATGACGTTGGTTAGGTCTTCCCTATTCAACCAATCTGCGACGGATAGCTTCAGGCCATCATAGGTGGTTATGCTCATAACCTTCCGCCTCTAGTTCTTAAATACGCATACTCCGGTGAATTCAGCTTCTTCTTAATCTTTTGCTGGTCTTCATATGTCGGAGCCATCATGTTGATGCCTTCTTTCATCCACTCCATTACAACCACAGCAGGTATAGACGCAACTCTTGCGGTGTCGCCCCATTTAGTGTGCTTGTCAGCCGCGTTGGCATCTCGGATGTTTTGTTGAATTATTGGCGTGATGTCCTGCGTGTGCGCCACATGCAGCTTATCTTCCATCTCGTCGTGAACTATATGCGATTTTAAATCAGACATATATAACCCTGTGTTGTTTTAACCCATAGCTGTTGTAATCGCAGGCGTAGAGAAGGGTGTCTCCCCCCGAAGGGGGAGACTTTGCTCAGGGGAGGGATGAGCAAACTTTACGCAGTCAGTGCGTCGATCTTGCCGCTGGCCTTGTCGTTTTCACAAACCAAGGTCAACTCAGTCAGCATCTGACGCTTATCGCTGTCGCCGGTCTTAGCCAGAACAATCGTCTGCATCGGACGCAGAACCGCTCGTGACCAATACTCAGTGTCCAGAACCAACACAGTGTTGGCGTTTAGGAAACGATTAGGAACAACAGACACCTGACCGAAAGGTGAGATGATGATGTCCACTGCGTTAACCAGCGTGGTGCCAGTAGCGAAATCACGCTGACGGCCTGACGCCGTTGCGAAACCTGCAACCGTTACAGAGTGAGAAGGCGTCACTTGAACCTGATTAGGCTCACCACCTTCCTCGTAACATTTTTGCAAAACGTCTAACAACAATGCTTCGCTGAGTGCTCGATTTGAACCTGCTGTGTTGGTTGTAGCAGCGGCGATCTGGTTAGCGGCAGAGGTCAACTGGCGTGCAGTTGTGCCGTTACCAGCGGTGCCAGCTTGTCCAGCGCCTACAAAGCTGTGTTCGATGTCGCGCTTGATTTCCTTACCGGCTTTAGCAATAGCGTATGCCAGATCGCTAGTGCGACCATAGGTGCCTACTGCTTCAGCGGTTCCAGAAACCTGTACCACTTTCTCGAAGATTTGCGTGTTAGCAGTCTTTACGGTCTGAGTGATCGTAGAGGCTGTACCTGCGTCTGCGCCTTCAACGCTGGCGTTAGTCCCAACAGCAGCCAATTCGTCTTGTAGCCATTGGTGCAACGTTGCAGCCGCAGTTGAAGAACCGATGCTAGAAAGCATTGGAGTTGTCGTGGGCGAGATGTCGTAAATGATGTCTTCTACGTCTTCGCGCTTACCTACCTGGTCAAAGGTCTTGAGGGTGCCTGATACTGTTGGCATTTTATTTCATCCTATTCAAGAGGGCAGCAGCCGCATCGTCTACCGTGCCGGTCTTTCTTAGTCGCTCCCGTGTTTTACGGGCGCTTTCGGACTGAACCGCTTTGCTAGAATCTGCTTTGCCACCAGACAAAGTTTTAGTCGGTGACGGCTTAATTTTCTTTTTAGCCGTAACCTGTTTAGCCTGATCGAACAGCATGGCTTTATGTAAAGCTGTGATAATTCGGTGATCAGCGACTTGGTTAAACTCCTCCGCGCCTACACCTAATTCCTTTTGAGCATAATCCCCGATCTTGTAATACAAGTCGTTGTTCCAATTAGGGATATTCGTCTTCAACACAGTCAGGCTTTCAGCCGCAGCTTCTTTGTGGGCTTGCTCGCTCTGTTGCTGTTGTTGTTCCTGAAACTGTTCCGCCTGCGCCTGTATATAGTTGTAGGTGGACTGAGTTTGCTCAAAAGCAGCTTTAGCCTGCTTGTACTGATCAGGATTCTCTACCGCTACCGCTTCCCAGTTCACACCCTGAAAGCGTGAAAGGTCTGCATTCGCAGCAGATAGAAGTGCATTCATGGTCGCCTGAGTCTGTTCGGTTTGGGCTTCATAAGCCTTCCGCTGCTCTGCTACCGCTTGCGTCTTCTTCGTGTAGTCGCTTTGTCTGAGATAACCAAGTTTCAGTTCTTCGGCTGTCAGGCTTTCGCCGTCAACCTCAAACGTCATCTCTTCAGATTGTTCCTCCTCAGAATCATCGGTTGGGTCTTCTTCGACCTCCTCATCTTCGGCGGCTTCTTCTTCCGGTATCTCTTCAAACTCTGCGTCTACCGTTTCGGCTTCGTCAGCCTCTTGATCGGATTCGTCCTCACCTTCGGGTTGTTCCAGTTCGGATTCCAAAAGCGCGGTTAATCTGTCGATCTCGCTTGAAACAGCGGAGTCCTCGGAGGTCTGTTCCACTGTTTCGTTTTCTACTTCAGCCATTTTACTCACCATCTTGTTGCTTACGCAACTCTAAGTTGTTGATTAATTGAGCAAATTGCTGCACGAACATCTGGCCCGCTTTGAACATAGAATAGAGCCTCTCACGCTCTTGATCTGCTTCAGCGGGCGTTTGCAATATCTGATCCACTATCCCCTGGTTCATCATCTGGAACGCTTCGTTGAACACTTGCGAGTTCATCATTGCTTGCGCTTGATCTGCTTTTGCTTGTACTTCGTTTAGTTCCATCGTTTCTAGGTCGCTCATCCTTAAAGTCCTCTGCGGGTTGCTTTGCTTTGGTTTTCCTCTTTCGAGGCTTCTTTTCTGGAGTGGCAGCAGCAGATTGCTGCTCCCTGTACTCCGAAAAATCTTTGAAGGCTTGCTTCACGTTTTTGTGAGAAGCCTTCTTCTGCTCTATGGCTTTTTTGATAAAACTATCGAATCGTGAAACGTCACTCATTAGCCGATACTCACGTTGCGGTTCTGCGTCTTCTCTAGCAATAGTTCAGCTTCGTCCATCGCCATCTGGTGCTTCATCTTCTCTGCGTCCATGAGCAAGCGGGAATCCTCCGTCTCTTCTTGGTGCTCCTGCTTGTCACGCTCTATGACGCTACGGTTCTGCTCTTTCAAGATGTCTAGCTCTAGCTGGCCTTCCTGAACGCTAACCTGCCGTTGCAGCATTTCTGCTTGGAACTCAATCTGCTCCATTTGCATCTGCTCTTGGCGCTGCGCCTCTTCTTGCTGCTGTTGCTGTTGCTGCTGTTGCATCTGCTGGAACTCTGGCGAGTTCGGATCTGCTAGATACGCGGCCCCATCTTTGATGTTCAAAAGCTCAAAGGCTCTACTGAGCATCGCGTGCCGCTGCTGTTGGCCGTACAGGCCACCTAGCGTTGGGTCTTGAGGGTTAGAAGTGAACTGCGTGTCCAAGCTCAACAGCATTTGAGCTTCCTTAGCCTGCTCATCAGGTGTCAGCGCAACCGCAACAGTCATCTCAGTACGATCACCAAGGAAGGCGGGGTTCACCGGCATGAACTGACCGTCTAGCTGTAGGAGCTTCTCTTCGTTCTCGTACTCCACCGCAAGCCGATACAGGTCGTGCATCAAAGGCTTTAGGAAGTTCTCAGCCAAGTTGCGCGCCATAATCATGATTCGGCGGTTACTGGCGTTCATGAACGTGTTAATCAGATCGCTAGAGTTCTGCTTACTTATCGCCGTTGAGTCCATGCCCTTGCTCATACGACTTGAGCCGGAGCGTGCTTCCTTTTCCTGCTCAAAGTTCTCAATCGCTGTGTACACATTGCCGTTAAGCTGCGGAGTAGGCAGTGGCCGCACCACGTTCTCAGGGTTCGGTGAGTTCACGTCAATCACCGCGCCGACGCGGTTGTCCAACAGGTCTCGCGGATTCTTAACCAACGATAAGTTGGCAACCCAACGACTTGTTGTTGTTAAAAACAAATGATCGACCACGCCCCGCTTCAAAGATGACTGCGTCTTCTGCAAGTCGCATAGAACGTCAGCAAGGCTCATGCCGTAGAAGCGATGAGGTAGCGGAAACGGGCAGAAGCTGCGGAACGGCATCTCGCTGACCATCTCAACGTCCAACATCACTCGACGGCTATGGATAACCTTGTAATACACGCACTCGTTCATCTCTGCGTCGTGCTTCTTAATGTATGACTCGTACAGCGTGACGTACTCTCTGTCCCTGGAGTCGTTTATGCCAGTTGAGTCTTTGCGGAAGCTGTCTATAGAGTCCCGCCCTAGCGAACCGTCCTCTTTCAGCATGTCTTCTTCATCAAGACGATCCACAATAGACTGATCAAACCCTTCGGACAGCAACTCGCCACGGGTTCTAGCCATGCGGTGTGAACAGAAGTCGCTGCTCTCAATGTCTTTAGCTCGTGGGCTGATCAAGAAGTCCTCTGGCTCTACCGTCTCAACGCACACCTTGCTGGTGTTTATGCGCTTGTGAGCTACTCCTGAGATAGACATCTCCGAATACTCAACCCCTGTCTGCGGGTCAACGACAGCGATCATCTCTTCCGCTATCTCAACAGGGGTCATAGACGGGTCAGACATCATTACGTTGAACTCAGCCTCGCTGATGCCTTCAAACTCCATCGTTTCGTAGCGGTAATCGTTCTTCCAGTAACGCTTCACAATGCCGGTCTTAGCGACCAGTGCGTCGTGGATAACTGACGATAAGATCCGTTGCCCGTCGTTCTGACGGTAGAAGTTGTAGTTAACCCACGCGGTAGCCATGCGTGCGCCCATCACATCCTCTGGGGTCTGAGCCTCGAAGCGGCAGATGTTCTTGTCCGCGCTGAATGTCTCTAGCAGCAGAGCCTTGACCCCCTCTACCGCATCAAACACGTCCATAGAAACGTGCTGGCTGCGCCCACGAATCTCGTTACCCATAGGCTCACCGTAGTAATACCTATGGCCTTTGTCTCTTTGATCACCAACTTCGCTGTTCGCGTAGGTGTCTGCGGAGTCAATGTTCTGCTCAAGCGTACTGAGCAGTTCGTTTTCATCAATAGTCGTAATCATGGCTTGTGTAAGCTCCTGTTCGTGTGCCGACGTTCTCACGCTCTGCTCGATTTTGACCAAAACGGGTCACGCTTATTGCTGAATAGCGTGTCGCGTCCATGAGGTCATCAAACTCTTTGTGAATCTTGCCTTTCTTGCGGTGATACCTTCTAAATTCTTCAAACCAAGGTAACAAGTTGTTGAAAACCTTCAATCTCCCCGTGCGAAACCGCTCTAACATCTCCATCAAAGCAGGCTCGACGTAGTTTGTGCCGTCAGGGTTGGTAAATTTGCCGATCATCAGCACCCCAGCCTCTAAATACATCTCAGCCAAGGTCTTTCCGCTGCCTTTCTCAGTCGAATCCCCGTCATGCGGGTAAATAACCGGAATGTCTTTGCCCCTGGACTTGATTACCGCCGCGTGTATCGCCGGAACCTCGTCAGCCTTCTTATAAACGTCGTAAACGTAGATCGTGTCGGTGTCCGCGTTGTACGCAGTCCACACAACGGTGGTGGGGTGAGTGATACCAAAGTCAATCGCAGCCAGTTTCTTGTAGTGCGGCGGTATCTCAAACGGCTCGCACTTCACAGCCTCTTCCGCTATTGGGAACACCATGCCTTCGCCCAGTACAGGTATGCCCTTGCTCCGCATGTCCCGCTGGTACTCAGGTATAGCAGCCAGTAACTGCTCTTTCGTATCCTTATCTAAGTGTTTTGCGTCTTCCCAAGTCGCATTGGCGAGGTGCTGACCCTTGGCTCGGTTGTCCATGAACTGGGACACCAACTCAGTCACACCATTCTCCGGCGTGAACGTCATCACCACATACCCGCCCTTGCCGTCGTTGCCAGTGGCTGTACGGGTTAGGCACTGCGGGTAGATCGTTGCATCAACAGGCTCTTCGTCAATCCAGATAAAGTCTTGGCTCGACCCCATCAAGACATGCTGACCCTGGGTGTACGACTTGAAGCTGACCGTGCTGGTGTTACCTCTAGCGTGCCGCACAGCCACATCCCTTGGGAGCCTTGGCGTGCCCATAGCAGGAGTCACTTGGTACACCAGCTTTTGCGGAATCAATCCAGAGCCGTCAAACTTACCGTCGCCAAGGTAGGCACCGAATAGCTCCTTAACCAACACGTCGCGTAGCTGCTCACCGGATACCCCCAGGCACCACAGGCTCACAGGCCGATTGAACTGAACGCCTTCCCACCATTCTGGATATTCGCCTGTGAGGTGGAACGCAACCTCCA